GAAAACAAATACTTGGGTAATTCAAAAATTACACAATCCGAACCTGGTAATATGAAGTTTGCTGTTTATGCTGCTCAACTTAATGACTTGAATATTCAGATTAATTATGGTGATTATATTGGTTATTATGAAACTGAAAGTAAAGTAAGATATTATGTGGTGAGTGATGACGGAAGAATTAATTCAGATAATAAACATACATACGGTGGTTATAAACCATTTTATAAATCATACGTTGCAACTCCGGTAACGGAAAACGAATTTAGAGGATTATAATGAAACTAATAATAACAGAAAATAAAAGAAATCAAATCGTTTTTAAATGGTTGAACTCCGAGTATGGAGATTTGACTCCATTTGAAACAGAAAAACATCCGGAATACATTTTCTTTATGAAAGATGGTGAAGTTGTTTTTGATTACAATAAAAAAAATGGATATGTTTATATCTCATATGATAAAATTTGGTCATTTTTGGAATCCTTTTTTGGGTTAGAATATGAGGAAATACAAGACCTTACAAAGGAATGGGTGGAGGAACATTACAAATTAGGGGTTACAACAACAGGTTCTTCTTTCCGAAATACTTCCTAATTCGGTGGAGGAACATTACAAATTAGGGGTTACAACAACAATCACAAGATTGACAAATAGTTGGAACCGGTGGAGGAACATTACAAATTAGGGGTTACAACAACACGTAAAGATTATTATCAATTTCATTCAAAGGTGGAGGAACATTACAAATTGAGGGTGACAACAACCTTTAATTGGAGAAGAGGTTGGATATTCTAGGTGGTGGAACATTACAAATTAAAATAATATGAAAGTAAAAATAACAGAAAACAAACTATTCAATTCAATATACAATTATATTGATAAAACATTTAATCCAAGTAAAATGGATTGGATTTATGGTGTTGATGAAGATGAAGATGGATATCCGGATATTGATAAAGAAAACGAAAACTTTTTAATGTTCTTTGAAGGTGATTATCAAGGTAATTATGATACTGATTTTGTTTTTCATTATTTTGATGTTGATTATTATAGTACTGAACCATCACATAAACCTTTTAGAGATAAAGCACCGATTTTAGAAGTTATTGGTGAGCACGCGAAACATTTAGATGAAATGTTTGAAGTACATTGGCACGAACCAATGAAAAAATGGTTTGAAAAGAATTTTAATTTACCGGTTAAATCAGTATCCACATATTACGATTATGAAGATTATTATTAACGAAAGACAGTATAGAAAAATATTAGAAACCATTACCGACACAGAAGTTATTTGTGATGAGTGTGGTTGGTCTTGGGCTTTAGCCGATGGTGGTGACGACCCTTATATCTGCCACAAGTGTGGTCACGATAATGAGGAGAAAAAACATATAGGTGATAAAGTTATGGTTTATTATAACTTACACAAACACACCTTTTCAGTAACCTATGGTGGAAGAGTTATTGCTCATGCCGACTATGTTAAATTATCCGATGTTGAATTCCGAGTTAGACAAGGAGGTAGAGAAAAAGTATTAAAAGAAAAGAAAAAAAATGTTCATTCATTTGTGATTGGTACGTTAGAGGATTATTGTGAAAATTTACCACCTCAACCAAATAATAATATCGTTACTTATAATCCTTACAAATACAGCACTTATGTTATCAAAGACACAGAAGAACCTATATACGGTGCCAGTGAAGTTGAAATGATAAATTTGAAGGACAAAATATTTATAACAAAACAGTAATATGCCATTACCAAATAAAATAAAGAAAACAATCCCGTTAACTTTCCCAAAAACTCTTTTACCAAGGAGAGAACAATTATTGGAGAAAATTAATAAAGACGGAACTTATTTACCAAAATCTATTTTACACGCCGATTTAGATGGGGGTATGTTAAATTTTGTTCAAAACGATTTAGAAACAATTGTGGATGGTCAAGTAATCCCAATGGTTGATATTATCATTACATCACAAAACTGGTCTCAATTTACGGAAACTTGGAATTTTCAAGATTTAGATTCAAACGTTTCCCCTCCGTTTATTACGGTTGTGAGAAACCCGGAAGTTAAATTCGGAACAAATCCTGCATTACTTTACAACATTCCAAACAGAAAACAATATTTTTATGCTCAAGTTCCAACGTGGGACGGAAATAGAAATGGTATGGATATCTATAAAATACCTCAACCTGTTCCTGTTGATATCACATATAGTGTTAAAATAATTTGTAATAGAATGAGAGAATTAAATGCGTTTAATAAAAACATTCTTGAAATGTTTGCGTCTCGTCAAGCCTATACCACAATCAAAGGTCATTATATTCCAATCATTATGAATAACATTACCGATGAATCAGTTATGAATATTGATAAAAGAAAATATTATATTCAAAGTTATGATTTTACAATGTTAGGATTCTTAATTGATGAGAATGAGTTTGAAATAACTCCGGCAGTTTCAAGAGTTTTAACAGTAACTGAATTTGAAAAAGAACCTTTTAAACGTGGAAGAAGAAGAAATATTGCAGACGAATCTACCGTGACTAAATTTTTATTTGTTGCCGGGAACAATATTTTATCTCAAATTTTTGATTATACTGTTGATTTAAATTTAGGTGAAACAAGTAATATTGAGTCATATGATGTGTATCTAAATAACCAATATTACGGTTCAGATTTACTTCAAATTCAAATAAACACCAATGATGTTTTAAAAATAATTGTTGTTAAAAATGATGACACAAAAGAAGGTGTTATTCAATTAAACGACCAAATACTTTAATTTTCACCGTATATATCCTTCTTTTCCTTACATTGGTCAATAATCATCCTTTCTAAAAAACGATACATTTTTATACCCCTCTTTTCACAATAGGTCTTTAGGATGTTATGAACTTCAATTGATATCTTTAGATTCTTGATTTTTTTTTCGTTATCAGCCATAGTAGAATAAAGGCAGAATTTATTCTACCTAATTTATAAATACTTCTTAAGAAGTAAAGTATTTTGGTTTTTTTGATAATATTTATCAATAAAAATAAATTTACAAATTAAAAAGACAAACTAATGGCATCAAATCAAAAAGTATTCGTATCTCCTGGAGTATATACTTCTGAAGTTGATTTAAGTTTCGTAGCACAAAGTGTGGGTGTAACAACGTTAGGTATTGTGGGTGAGACTTTAAAAGGTCCTGCTTTTGAACCTATCTTTATACGAAATTTCGATGAATTCACAAATTTCTTCGGTGGAACTTCTCCAGAAAAATTTATAAATACACAAATTCCAAAGTACGAAGCGGCTTACATTGCCAAATCATACTTACAACAATCTAACCAATTATTCGTAACGAGAGTGTTAGGATTATCAGGTTATGATGCAGGACCATCTTGGTCTATAACAACAAAGGCAAATGTTGACCCAACAACGGTTGATTTCTTTTGTGAGAGTGCAACAACTGTTAATTGTGTTACTGATTGTGTTGATTATAAAACAATAAATTATTCAATTGAATTTTCAGCTTGTACTGATAGTGTTGATAGTGTTATCTTCACTAATACATCAAATTTAGCTCCGGAGATATCAACAATATTATATGAACCATACGAACAATTTGATGGTAGTATGAGTACATTATATGCCGATATGTCTAAACAAATTTTTGACGTTGTTTCAACACCGGCTAAAGAAGATACTTCAATCTATTATTATGGTGCAATACCAACAAGTGTTTATTCAGGATTAAGTTCAGTATATACAGGTGAAACAAATGTTTATGAAGTTGATAATGTAAGTTCTAATTTATGTAATTATTCAGCACCTCAAAATGACCCTTGGTATTACTCATTATTTGATAATGTTGGAAACGCTGCTTATACAGGGTTTTCATTTTGGTCTGTTGTTACAGGATTAACATTAACACCAGTTATTACAACAACAACTTCAACTTCAACAACAACAACTACAACTGACCCTTGTACTACTACAACTTCAACATCAACTACTTCAACAACAACAGCTAAACCTGTTAATTGTTATACAGGTACATTGATTGGGGTGATTTATGTTTATTCAGGTACAGCATATACTGACTACGATGATTTAGTAGTTGCAACATTACGTTCAAGAGGTATTTCAACTTATGGATTAGATGATGGTCCGGTTTATGAAGTGTCAGGATTAACTGATGTTAGTTTAGATTGTACAGGAACATATTCAGGTGTAACTAAAAATCCATTCTCAACTTTTGGTGTTAATATCACAAGTAAAGATGGTGACCAATATTTCTTTGAAACATCGTTCTCAAATTCTGACCCTAAATATATTAGTAAAGTATTTGGTTCAACTAACTTCTCAAAACCAAGAACTGTAGTTCCATTATTTGTTGAAGAAAGATTCCAAGCTTTATTAACAAATGCTTGGAGAATGGGATATATTAGAGGATTAAATTGTGAATTAACTGCTTTACCTGATGCACGTCAAGCAATTGACCCAACATCAATAGCGTTTTATTTAGAAAAATATCAATCTCCGGTATCTCCTTGGGTTGTATCAGAATTAAGAGGTAACAAAGTATATAACTTATTCAAATTTACAACAATTGCTGATGGTGATTCTGCTAACGTTGATATTAAAATATCTATAGCTAATATGTCATTTAACAATGGAACATTTGATGTATTAATTAGAGATTTCTTTGATACAGATTCTGCACCAGTTGTTCTTGAGAAATATACTAACTGTACAATGAACCCTCAAGATAATTCATTCGTTGGTAAAAAAATTGGTAGTTTAGATGGTGAATATCCATTATTATCAAGTTATGTTATGGTTGAAATGAATGAAGACGCACCAATTGATGCACTTCCTTGTGGATTCTTAGGTTATGATTATAGAGAATAC